CCCTCTGACTTTGTATCTCTACGAAATTAGCCTCGCGCCTGCTCCGGCGCCAAACGGTGTACTTTTAGTTCTCAATCAGCCATGTGGTAGTGCATGAGTACTACAATCTGATGCCGTCATGCGCCCGATGGTGTGCTATTGCAAACCCAAGAATTACAAAATGCAGGGTCTGCTGTATAGATGCACAGGTGTAATGGTGGATATTAGCCAGAAGTAATTACAGAATGATAATCAGATAATGAATAATCTTTTTCACCATTTACTGTGTAATGTCTATATATTCCTTTTGATTCAAGGCCTGTTTTTATTGAATGGTGTGATTCGCACAGGCTTTGGAATATGTTTAATTTAAAGGCATATTCTCCAAGTGCAGACCATGCGAATAGATGATCGATATGGTTTGCCTGTGTAATGTGGTTATTTAATAAACAGGCTTGGCAGAGTGGCTGTTTAGATAACTGAATGGCTCTCTGGGTTTGCCATGCTGCTGTCTTGTAGTGGCTGTTAAACCTGTGCCTGTCCTGTGTGGTGGTCTTTGGTGGTGAATGCTCCACACAGAAGGCACTGCCTTTGATCGATGGCCGTTTGCAATGGTATTTATTGCACTGTGGTGGTGGTGTGCTTGGCATCTGCAAATTATGCACAGCTTATGCACACACAGGCAAGTTATCCACAGATGTGCAAGATATGGGCCTGACTTATACACAGATTGTCAGTCTTATAGAAGACTCAAATCTGTGGATTGATACCACTACTGGTGTGGATAACTTTTTCTAAGGGGTAAGTATGGACAAAGCCAAAAAGCGCTTAAAAGGCCTTTAAAAGGCTTCTGTGGGCCTGTGTGAGAAAGCCACATATAAGAGTAATTTCTTGTTGATAACTTCCCTGTGCTGTGGCGTAATAGAGGCTCCATCTTTTCTTTTATAGGAGCTTCAAATGAAAACCTTCACTTATGCGCCCTTTCACTTCACCACTGGACGCACCTATGACACACCACAGGTGCTTTGGATTACTGTGGAAGACCAGACCACAGACAATTTCGGTATCGTTGATTTCACCGCCCGATTCGTTGACGAGTCGCGCCACATCTCTGGCCGGGTGGAAACTGTCTTGTTTCCCGGTGGCCTGATAGGTGAAGCTGTGCTGGCCGCATATGACGCTGGTCAATATTCCCCCCTGTAAACATTAACCACAAAGGAGAAAACCATGAAATACCAGTCAGCATTCAACGTCTGGGCCATGCCTGATGCCTTCTATAAGCACATCCAGCCCGGTCAATGGGTGTATGCAGGAGACAAGACAAACAAGGGAATCTTCTTGGGTGTCAGGAAATCGGGCACTGTGGTGGTGGCTTGGTACATGAACGCCAAGAATCACAAATCCTTCAGAGACTATGTGAAGACCCTGCATAACTACGCCACAGGCAAATAAACCATCAAAAGGAGAAACCGAAATGAAAGCATATAAGCACCTTGTTAAACACTCTCTCTCTATGGGTTGCGCTGTCTCTGTGTGGGATGGTGAAGAGTGGCAAGTAAAACGCAGCACAGCCTATCAGGCCATCATTGATGCCATTGAATCAGTGGAAGAGGCACAGTTAAGAATCAGGCAGCAAGACGCTGTTATCGGCTGGGCTTTGGTGTCTGCCTTTGGTCTTGAAGATGATGAAACGGTGGTAGATCACACTTGCACATCATTTATGGAAGAGTGGTCAGAGATTTATTCAGAAACCATTTAAGGAGAAACAGAAATGAAAGAAAAAACCCTTGATTATTTGACAGCCGCAGGCCTGTGCTTTTGCTTGACTTGCTTTGCACTGGCTTATTTCGATATCCTGACATATTAATTAACCAATACAAGAGAAGACAAAATGCAAAAAGTGATTATGTTAAAAAAAGAGGCTTCCATTATTAATGGTGGCTTAACCCAGACATCTAAGATGCCCTGTAAGTCTTATTCACTGCCTACACTGGCATGCAAGACAGGCTTCAAGATGGCACAGATTAAAGGGAGCATCTGCTCCACCTGTTATGCAGACAAGGGCTTTTATTCAATGTATGCCAAGACTATTCAGCCTGCACAGCATGCCCGTTTAGATTCCCTGTCTAATGAATATTGGGTTCCTTCTATGGTGGCTTTAATTGGCTCTGATGCCTTTTTTAGATGGCACGATAGTGGAGACCTGCAAGGCCTTTGGCATTTGGAGAAAATCGCTGCTGTGGCTGCTGCCACTCCTGACACCATGCACTGGCTGCCTACAAGAGAATATTCAATGATTAAAGAGTATGTGTCTAAATATGGCGCCATTCCTGATAATCTGATTATTCGGCTGTCTGCCATGTACCCAGACCAGCCTGTAAAAGTGCCTTCAAGCCTTCAAGGCATCAAAAATATTACTGTGTCTAATGTCCACACAAAAACCCCTATGGGTGAAGCATGCAAGGCACCACAGCAGGGTGGAGAGTGCAGAGAGTGCAGAGTTTGCTGGTCTGCTGTGCCTGTGTCTTATGAATTGCATTAATAGGAGATTATCAAATGAGTTATTTTTCAAATTTAGATACAGCCATTCAAGAGAAGAAGCAAGGAAGAGGGAGAGAGAATATCGCTGTTGGTTCTTTAGGGGTGTGCCTTGAAGATACAGGACAGCCGGTCAAGCTCTATATCGTTGATTTTATTTTTGTGCATGGTTCCATCAATGTATACCCATTAGACAAGGAAGGCCCTGCGTATGGATTCCCAAGACAGATTAAAGCCTGTGATTTCTGGGCATTGACTTAATAAACCAAAGCAAACCCGGTGGAATTCCGGGTTTTTTTGGGCTTGCTAAGTAAGTGAGCGCTCACTTCTTGAATGCAGGGTCTTGGAGCCACTTTTAGGGTGTCAAGCCACTACCCTACAGCCATACACAAAAGGCAGCGCTGTGGGCCTGCTGTGGGCTTCTGTGGTGGTGTCTTCCTGCTGGTGGTCTGCTGCTGATCTGACTGCAGAGGATGCAGGCACAAAAGCAAGGGTTTACCCGTAATGGTTTACCCTGCGTAGCAGGGTTTACCCTAATGCGAAGTGAGTGCTCACTTGCAGTTTTGTAAGGATTGTAAGAAAAGGGGGGGTAAAAAAGTCCCTAAGCCAACTACGCATTTCGGAAAAAAAAATTGCAAGAAAAAAAATGCCTCGACTGGCGAGGCGTAAAAAGTGGTTTTTTCTCAACCCACCAAGGAAAAATCACAGAAATTTTTGCATTTGCAGAGTTTGTTTTTCCAGCAATTTGTTTGGCGCTTTCCACAAAGACGGATCAACTCTATAGGAAATTGGCTGAACTTCCTGCGGTTTGTAGCCAACCTTTACAGCAGGCTGACGAATAGCCAGCGCTTGTGATTTGTCTGCGAATGGCCCTTGCAGGCCGCAGTACCAGCCGACTTGATTGTTTTGCAATGTCATATTAGCTCAGACGGTTCAGCAGGAATTCGGTGTGGCGGCACAAAGCGGCGATTTCGTCCACGATGTTTTGCACTTCGCTCATTTGCGTGAAGCCGGGAGCGTGGCGGTACTTGTAGGTTTCGGCGTAAACGTAGCGCACAAGCTCCAGACCATTTTCCCCCAGAAAAAGTGCCTTCTCGCTGGAAATTATTTTGCCTTTTTCCAGCAGGACCGCTTCTACGAATGAATCAGCCAGATCGGACAGCTTGTCATAGAACTCGCCAAGGGCTTGGTGCTGGGCGTAGCTCTCTGTGTTCCAGTGATGGATGTGGGCGGCTGTCACGCCATGCAAAAGGCATACAGCATAGTCGCTGATGATGTCTGACTTGGCTTCATTGATGGTGAATTTCATGGCAGCGTTCCTTTATTTGATTGTACCCAAGATGTGGTTCATGGCTTGTTGAAGAATGTCGGACGGTATTTTGGTCCACTTGTTGACGCAGATGTCGATGGCGTTGTCTATGGTGATGGTGTCTATCTTGCGCCAAGTGAACTTTCGCTCTGAGCAGGCAACCAGCACCAGCATGGCCGAGCGCAGCTTTCTGTAGTCAATGGATTTTTCGTCTTTAATCAACTCAAAGGCATAGGCCATGATGAACACTGCGTCCGAGATGGGCATGATGTGCGCTCTTGCGTCTGCTCCTTCGTCCAGCATGAAAAGTTGGATTCTGTGTTCGACCATGCGCGTCTTGAGTTGCTGTGCTGCTACGGCCCGTGCAACAGGGTTTCTGGCTACCTTTTGCTCCTTGAGGACGATCACAGTGTCTCCCCAATCATGCGCTTGACGTTGAACATGTCTTTGTACATGGGGTATGTTTCCCTCCAGTGCCGAGCGTAGAAGGCAATGAAATCGTTGCTGATCTTGAATTCATTGCCCGTGGTCATAATGGATGTCTCCCAGCGGATGCGGTTGATGATGAGCCAGTGGCTGATCTTCTTTCGGTTCATCTTCACTGCTTGGAAGGCAAACTGCTCAAACATCTTCCAGACCATTGGGTTGGCCGTGTGCCATTCCAGCCACGCCTGCTTTTTTGCAAGGAAGTCTTGGTGCAAGGCCAACTGCAATTGGTTTTTGTGTTCTTCTCGGCTCATGTGTTCCCCCTTGCTCGAATAGCTCGGACTACACGCAATGTCAACTCATGGCTTGCGCCTAGCATTGCAACAACCGCTCTTTCAATAGCGATCTCACGCTCATCAGCACGGGCAAGGGCAACAAGGCGATTAACTTCTTTAGTGATACACGCATTGGCAATGAAAATATCCTCTGGCACATGAGGCAAAAGCCCATGCGCCCGCATCGCTTCAAAGCCAGCCTCACGGGCCATGTCTATCGTGTCTCTCATGTGTTCTCCTTTTTGAGTTTGGCTTCGATGGCTCGGGCAAAGTAAAACTGGCTTGTCCAATCGCCACTCATCGTCTGCATTACTTCCGCATCCGTCAGCCCAACCCATTGCCGCTGTGCTGTGGGCGGGGTGGTGTAAAGGGGTTCAACCCAACCCTTGTGGTTTGGATTGCGCTCGTTCCATTCTTTGGCATAGCCCTCGTTCATGTCGTAGGTGCGATAGTCATATCCACCTTCACCGTCAAAAGTGCGCCACGCCACAGGCTCCTGCACAGGTGCTGGCTGTGCTGCGGGTGGGGTGGGGTAAAGTGCAAGATCAACGGTTTCTTTGAAGCATTTGTCAAAGAAGTCCTCATACAGCTTCTTCAATTCGGGGTGCATTCGTTTTTGCGCAGGCTCTGGAGGAGGTGCTTTGAAATACGCTGTTGCCGCTCCAACCCATCCCGGGGGGCGGGTAGGGCCATAATGCGCAACGCCAGAGTTGTTAAGACCATTAGTTCTTACCCAAACCACAGGCTCCTGCACAGGTGCTGAACGGGCTTGCTTGATGGCGGTGATGATCGGCTTGGCCTTTTCATCGAACTCACGCAGATCAACATAATCGCCCGTTGCCGTTGGCTCAAACTTGATAAAGATTTTTGATCGAACACCTTTGTATCGTTGCATAGTTTCAAAGAACTCAAGCGCTAAGTCGAGTGCTTCGTCTTTGGTCATGGCTTCCACCCCATTCCAATTGCCGATGTTACGATCAGCGTGACGCAGCCTCCGATTTGGGCAAGATGTTTTGGCATGTGCGGCGCAAACCAAATGCAACTTGCCAATACAAGAAATTGTTGGTCAGTCATAGCTTTCTCCTCGCTTTGCACTTGTTTTGCTCTGGTTGCGCCAACTCTTGGCAGTCTGTTGGGTTGTTCGTCCTCGGTGCGTACATAAACACCAGCGTAAGGGCCACAACCCAGATTGCAATGGCAATGGTCAAATAGATGTGGGTCTTAAACAAGAGCATCTCCTACGCTGTCACGCTTTTGTTGCTCGTATTGCTTGATCTGCTCTGGTGTCCAAGGCACAGGACCAGTTACTGGAGGAAAGGGCCACATGTCATGTACCCTTTGTGCCCCAATCGGGCATTGATTCTTTGGCCGCAAGCGCTTCAAGCTGGACGTACAGATTGTCCAAACCGGGATCGCCAAAGCTGCGGCTGCAATAGTGCGACCAAAACCAAGTGGCTTCTTCCCACAGGCAATCTTTGAAAAGCCTGTCACGCACAAATGCGCCGGGGCTGTTAGGCATGTACAGCTTTTTGCTGTCTTCAATTTCGGCTCTCATGGCCGCTGCAATGGCTTCGTAGTTCATTTCTGTCCTGTCTTGTTTAGTGTCCACTCAAGCAGTTCTTGCTGAGTGATGTCATAGTAGTCAACAAATCCCTTGCTGCCTAGCCCGTGAAAACCCTTATTGCCACGGTGATGTTCTACGCATAGCGGGATCAATGTCTTGTAGTCGCCTTTACCCCATCCCCCTGCTCTGAGGTGGTGAAGCTCGACAGGACCGGGTTCGTGGTCGCCATAGAGGTGATGGCACAAAGCGCATCCAAGGCTTGCCACTTTGCCCTTGTGGATCATTTCAGCGCTCTTCAATCTTGACTCCGTTGGTGTTGGCCCAATACAGCAACCATTCGGTGAAGCTGATGGCTTGCTCTTTGGTGAACCTGCGGCTTTGGTGGCCGAGTTGGACAATGCGTTCGCCATCAATGCTTGGCATGACCTTGCTGATGGTTGACATGTGGCCGCTTTCGTGTGCCCACTGGTCGATCAGAAAGCGCTTCCACGACTCTTGATTCCATCTGCTGCCATGAAGCTGGCTTTGCTTGGCGATCTGCCCGATGATGCTGTGGTACAGCTTTTCCTGCTCACGGCTTTTCATGTCAGGAGCCATTGTGATTCCTCAGTTGCCAAGCCACCATTGCTGCGTCACGCTCATGTTGGTTTGACCTATGCTCCCATCCTGTAAACAAGTTGAAGTCCTCTGAGTTCATCTTTGCACCTTTGGCTTTTGGGCTGACTCGCATGAACCTGATTTCCCAACGTCTGCAAATTTCCTCTATCAACGAACACAACGCATCAACCTGCCCAATCTTCCGAGCAATGTTGTTTGCCACAGCCTTGTTTTTTGATGGAACCCACACAGCGCTTTGCAGGCGGCTATCTTCAAACACAATCAGGTCTGCAAATGACCTTTTGACGCAATCTTGGATGTCGATGGGTTGAATGGTCTGCAATGACAACAGCTTGCCATTGGTGAACAGGGCAACGCCTGTGTTGACTCCGGGATCAATCCCGATTACTTGTTTCATTCCAATTCTCCGTCTTGTAGTTTCTTCATGTATCCACGGATACGGGCAACCGAGCCTGTTCCGTACCTTCTCTCAAGCCATTCAATGCGAACTGGCGTAAGAACCTTTTGGCCTGTCGATTCGTAAGTCCTGTACAGAACTCGCGCTTCACCAAGCTCAATCATGTACCTTTCGCCTTCATCGCTAACTGCTCTGCGTGTCATCATGTCAACGTCCATTTGCCGTTTTCACGCTTGATTGCGTGAATTTCGGAAAGGTATTGCAGCACAGAATTAACATGCGCTTTTGTCCAGCCAGTGATCTCAAGAATCTCTTGGCGTTTGAGTGCGCCATGCTCAAGAAGCTTTTTCAGTGCGTAAGATTTGGTCATGCTTTCCTCAGTACAGAGTTGATTTGTTGACGGATGCTTTCAGGGATTGGAGCAGCCTTTTTGCGATCTGCCTCAATTTTCAGCAACTCAGGGTCAGGACCAGAGTGTTTGGCAGGGACTGTTGTTCGGGCAACGTCAGCGGCTTGCTGGGCATAGGATTGCTTGGGGGCCACCCACTCAGCCTTGAACCCTCGCCATCCACGGGCCGCACACTCTGCCAAAGCCTTCTCAAGCGTCCAGCCTGCCAGCTTTGCCTGTTCGGCAATGCTGTTGACAACCACGGGGGTGATGATGGCTCTGGCGGTCTTCCTTTGTTTGACAAAAGAATCCCAAACCTCTGGTGACACGCCTTCAGGCGCGGCAACGACAGTTGCCTTCTCTTTCTTTGTTTCTTGTTTATTGGTTATTGGTTCTTGTTTATTGTTTGGTTGAACGTCCGTTGGACGGGCGTTGTTCCTGCGTTCAGCAGATGCCTTACCTGCGCGTGACGCTTGTTCGATTTTCGAGTGAAAGTGGGCAATTTCCTTGTCGGCACGGCTGCTTGCATAGCCTTCTTCCGTGTGTTCAAAGAACTCATTGAGGACATCCCGGACAAGTGCGGCGTGGTCTCGCATACCGATCTGCTTGGCGACAACTGAAGCGTCATTGCTCAGTGGCTTTTCGTGCAGGTAGTACAGGTCCAGAAGCCTGCGATACGCCAAGTCCTCAAGCAAGTCGAGGTGACGGGTATGGGACGCATAGTCCCCAATGTTGAATTGGTAGTAGTGCATTATCAACCTTACTTCATCGGTTCACTTCACTGAAGAAACATTGGCAGGACGGTGAAGAATCGTCTTTTCAGGAGCTACCCTAGCCATGTCTCATAAAACTATACCACCATTCAGGCTCGGCTGTAAATGGTGATGGGTTTGTTCTGATGGTACTTTTGAGTCATCCGAGCAATCTCGCTTTTGTCAAACATGCTCTTGGTTGACGCAGACAGGTCAAAGGCATTGCCTCTGGACTTGGGTGTCCCATCTTCCCATTTGTCTGCCACAATGGCTGGCAACTTTTGGTCTGGCACTTTCATCTTCTTGTTTGTCAGCTTGTAGTAATGATGGATTTTGCGTGTTGCTGCATTACGCTTTGTGTGAGACAACTCAATCAATCCTTCTGCCAGCAGCGCTTCTTTGATGGCTGATGGAGAGGTTGTGTAGCGGTGGCTTATCCTGTTTGCAAGCCCTCTTTGAGACAGAGGGCCGTTCTCCAAGCATTTCAAGAAGAACTGTTTTTCTTGTAGCATATTTCCACTTCCTTTTTGGTGATGATTTCGATTGATCGGGTCAGGATTGCCACGGCTGCGGCATCCCAGTCTCCGGGGTGAGGGCAATTGGTGTAAGCCTCAAGCATGGTGAAATCTCGGATGGTCCATGCTGAGTCTTCTTCAAGTTGGTCTGGTGTTTTCATTCGCAAAGATTACCATCTTAGACCCGCTTGTATATTGGGGTTTGTCCTAATGTTTTTTTCTTTGTTGCGTCATAAGATTGAGGCTCAACAAGACAGGAGTTCACATGAACATCACGCTTTTACGCCACGCACGGCGCATTTTTCAGACATACAATGCCTCCCCCGAGGTAATCCGCAGTTATCAGCGCAAGTGGGCGCGATCTGTTCATCAGCTTGGTCCTAACTGGCTGTTGGCTCAACAAGTTACAAAGGTGCAATGATGGCTGCAATTATTGGTATTTCGTGTTTTCTCGCATGGATCACACACATCTTCACTTGCTTTGCCGAGGGCTTGTGGGGCTTTCTGATTGCTGGAGCATTGCTGTTCCCGATTGGAATTTTGCACGGTTTTTATCTTTGGTTCAGATAAGGTGTTCAGCCGACCTGTAACGGCTGTTTTTTTGGAGAATGAAAATGGGCTTTGTAGCTTCTGACAGTGGTGGTGGCAACTTCAAACGAGTGCCTTCTGGCGTTCATATTGGTCGTTGCTATTCGTTGATTGACCTTGGCACTCAGTTGTCATCTGGTCAATACGGCGAGAAATTGCAGCACAAGATTCGTGTTGCTTGGGAGTTGTTTGGCGAGGATGAAGAAGGCAATCCATTGACCGTTGAGTTTGACGGCCAAGTGATGCCAATGACCATCAGCAAGTCATACACATTGTCTCTCAGTGAGAAGGCATCTTTGCGTAAAGATTTGCAATCGTGGCGTGGCCGTGAGTTTACAGATGAAGAGGCCAAGGGCTTTGACATCAGCAAGCTGCTTGGCGCGTACTGCATGGTCAACGTCACAACCAGCGAAACCAACGGCAAGACGTATTCCAACGTGGCAAACCTGACTCCATTGCCAACGGCATTGAAGAACAGCAAGCCTGTTGCCGTCCACCAGAACGTGATGTTCGATTTGGACAATCCTGATTGGGGCATCTTTGACACGTTCCACGACAAGCTCAAAGACGCAATCAAGCGCAGCCCTGAGTTTGCTCAAGCATCGGGTCAATCTGCCGGTCAAGCGCAATCAGGTGGCTTTGAGGATTCGGACTTCTGACCATGACCAGTCTCTACCAACTTGCACACGATTTCCGTGAACAACTTGACGATCTTTTTGATCCAGAGACTGGTGAGGCTTTGCCAGCGTTTGACGAGTTCCGGGTCATGCTCGGCAACAAAGCAAACGCTGTCGCTGCCTACGTCCTTAACTGCGAATCGGATGCCGAGCAGGCCAAGAATGCCATCAAACGCATCAAAGCCTTGCAAACGGCCTACGAGCGAAAAGCTGAGAAGCTGAGGGATTACCTTGCCGAGAATATGAAAACGGCTGGAATCCACGAAATAAAGGCTTCTGACGGGTCTTTCATCGTCAAGCTTTATGTTGACCGTGATGAATCTGTTGTGTTGGATGAGGGTGTTGTTTTTCCATTGCACCTTCGTGCCGACCCAAAGCCTCCAGAGCCAAGCAAAACCAAGATCAAAGCAGCAATCCTTGCTGGTGAGCCTGTTGCTGGAGCCTACATTGTTCGCAAGGACAGGTTGACCATCAAATGATTTCGGGCCGAAAGCGGATGCTGCGTGATGACGCATGGCTCATAGCCATAAAGGTCGGCGCAGTGCAGCGAGTAGGCCCACCCTTTTTTTAACCACAGGAGAAGATATGTCCCGCATTTACACCGTTGGCTACGGCCAAGAAACCCGTCTTGTTCGCGCCAACACTCGCGCACAAGCCATGAACCATGTTGCTCAAAACATCATCAAGGTTCAGATTCCAACACAAGATCAGTTGATTGATCTTATTTCCAAGGGCGGCTCGGTTGAGACCGCCCTGCGTCAAGAGCAAGACAACCTTCCACTGGAGCAAGCATGAGCTACGCAGATGTTGAGATGAACATCATTCGGTGGGCTGAGTCACGGAAGATTATTCCAAATAGCACCCCTGACACGCAGTTGCTCAAGGCCATGTCTGAGCTTGGCGAATTGGCCGATGCCACCATTAAGAAGGACCGCGCCGGGATCATTGATGGTGTTGGTGATGTGATGGTCTGCTTGGTCAACTATTGCGCCCTGCAAGACATTAACTTGGTAAGCTGCATTGAAGCGGCATACGATGAAATCAAGGACCGCAAAGGCACTCTGATGCCAAATGGCGTGTTCGTCAAGGAGTCGTGATGCCGTTTAATCTTCCAGTCTCTGCCCTTGATAAGCAAATATCAGGCAACCACTACAAAGACAAAGGCATCCAGCCCATTGTCTACATCCACGCAAACAATCTGGGATTCTGTGAGGGCAACGTAGTGAAATACGTTACCCGGCACAAGGAGAAGAACGGCGCTGCTGACATCCGCAAGGCCATTCATTACCTAGAGTTGCTGCTGGAGTTGGAATACAAAGATGACACCACTGCTGTTTGATGTCTGTCGTTGCGATCCAGAAGTGGTCGATAACTACTGCAAGAACTGCAAGCGATGGCTCCAACACCCTGAACAGGTATTGGGGCCACGCACTCCAGTTGTCAGTGTAGAAACAAGCGCATCAGAGGCTTGCTGCTACACGCCAATCAGCCTTCAAGAACTTCCAAAACGTGCTTGATGTGCTTGATGCGATCATCTAAGCCAATCACACCGCCATTGATCTTCTTGGTCATGGCGGTGTAATCTTTTGCGTCTGCCTCTTTATTCAGGCTACGTTTATTCCAGAACCATGCCGCCGATAGTGCTGCATACTTTGGCGCAAGAATCAAATCAGGCGAATGGATGAAGTCAATAGCCAAAGCATCACCGCACAGGGTGTAATTGTCCTTGCCAGTCAATTGGATCAAGCCACGACCCTTGTAGAGGCTTCCTTCCCCTGTTTCTTCAGTGCCGTTACCCATGCGGCCACCGTAGACCTTGTTGGCGATCTTGTCGGGGTTTCGATGGTAGGGCTGGGCAGCTTCCAGTGAAGGAAAGCGTGAAGGCCACACACGGCACAGACCTTCAGCAGAGTAGTTCAGGTTCTCTTGCAAGGTCTTGAAGTTGCCAGATTCATGGGCGCATTGACCAATGAAAGAGGCCATCCGCAAAGGCGTGTTGATTTCGTAACGCTGCATCGCCTCATTCAACGGCTCCAGCCAATCTTCATCAATCTTCAGTGCTTTGAGTTGTTCAGCGGTAATCATTTTGCGTCTTTGTCCTTCTTGTCAGATTTCATGTCCATGATTTTCTCCAGAGTGCGACCGCCAAAGTAGAAGCTCATCACCAGCATCCCCCACTGCCCAAGCAACTCAACGTAGCTGCGATTGGTGTCGTAATCAAACGCCGACATCATGGCAAAGGTGAAATAGCCTCCCAGAATCAACAGGAGGGTCATAGGACGAATATTTTTCGACAGCCAAGAGTCAGATGACATATCTGCTTTTAAGCGGTCTGTGAGGTTGTTTTGTTCAGTCTCAAACAGCTTGGTGTCGTTTGCCATCTTTGCCAACTCGCCGTCTTGCGCCATCTTTGCAAGTTCGGCAGTTGCTTTGGCTTTGGCTTCAGGATCGGGGATCAGCTTGTCAATAAGCTTCCCGCCTACGTTTAAAAGTGCGTCAAGTCCAAACATCAATTTCCCCTTTTGGTTAACATGGCGCTGGCAATCTCCAGCATGAATTTGATCTGCTCAAGGTTCTCAGGCTGCTGCGCCCAGCCAACAGTGATCTGCCCGACAAATCGATGGCTGTCAGGTGGAACACTTATGCGGCAAGTAAAACCCACACCTTTTTCGATGTACCACAGGCCCACCTCAGACTGTGCGTAGCGATACTCTCCACAGGGAATCTCATTGGTCATCAGCTTGATGATGTCGGCGTTGTTGGCGGCGTTCTGACTGAACAGGCCTACATCGATGTCTTCGATACTCTTGTCTCGACCATCCTTGGTGTACGCCTTGTACAAGACCCTGCTGCCAAACAATGGGTTGACCCGGAAGATCGCCACGACAGTTGCACCAGTTTTCTTGAACAACATGGCGCTGGCTTCATCTGCACGACCAGTGTTTATCTCGGGAAGCTTCTTGGATTCCTTGTAGGCATCCCGCATGAACTCTTGGTTTTGCCACAGAAAGTAACCAGAGAAGGCCACGATGCCCATGACAAGTATGGCAAACAGCTTGAACGGGGAGTCCACATAACCCAGCACCTTGTCGAGTGTTGAGTTGGCGTTTAGCTTCTCGTCACTCATCGCAGATACCTCATGTAAAGCACGATGCCGTAAATTATCAGAGCAGCCAGAATCACCGCAGCCATGCCCATGACGATGTACTCTGTGAGCCTTGCAGCACGTTCTTTTCGCCTTATCGCTTCACGGGCAGCAGCTTCTTTGGCCTCTCTGCGCTTACGAGCAGCGTGGGCTTGGAACTTTACCCAGTCATCCCACATGCCCGGACGACCAGCGTAGACCATGCGCTCACGCAACTCTTCTTCTTGCTGCTTGAGCCGCTCAAGAGCCATGAATTCTTCAAGGTCTGAGCCACCGCCCTTCTGGGTAGCCTTCTCCTGAATTTTGGCCTTGTTGTCAAAGTAGTCGAATACCCGAGAGCCAAGCTGGTGAAGCTCTTTGCCGTTTGCAAGAGCGCCCTTGATGACTGCAAACGCAGCGTTGGCCGCAGCAATTTCTGCAATCATTTCAACACCTCAATTACTACTTTGACTGTCCATACAACAATGCCGACAATCAAAACTGCCGCGACAAAAGCCTCGGCAAATTCTCTCATGGGTTGGCTGCCCCATACAGTTGTGCAATTGAAATTGTTCCAGATGAAGGAACGCCTGTGTTGATGGCAACAGTCGATGGGTATTGTCGGCTTACCTGATAGCGATTTTGTCCAAACGAGCTGGATACAAGTGATCCTCTGAAATATGTAGTAGAGCCAACTGCGATACTTGTTGCACCGCCGTAACTAGATGTGCTGTAAACAGCTGCGCCAGCCCAGTAGATAGTAAGAAAACTTGAAAACGTATACCAGTCATACACGTTTTGTTGGTAAAACGGGCCTTCTGAAACTGTTGTAGTTCTTGTTGCAGGAACGTAAGGCCCACCACGGTAGTACTCACTCATGGATATGGGATTGACCCCGCCAAGCGCAGCTTGCACGTTTGCTAAGTTGTATTGCGTGACGGTTCCCATGATTGCCCCTTATGCTTTATCGGCTTTGCCGTCAAGCTTGTCAAAAATCTGCTTCAGAATTGATTTGACTTCAGCAATGTCTGATCGGTAGTCATCCTTGGCAACGTAAGTGTGCGGCAGGTCGTTAACCTTGTCTTCCAGCCTCTGGATCGTGCGAGTCAGTTGATTGATGACGTAGATAGCCAAAAAACCCGCAACGGATACGACCAAATTAAAAAGTTGCTGGTTGTCCATGTCATCGCATCCTTGGGCCGTTAAGCCAAATAACAGCAGAGTTTCTGATGCCCGAAATTATAGGCAAAACTCTGTGCTGGAGCATTGAAGGGAACGCAATCAGTTGGCCTTTTTGCATGTCAACCTTGTAGTTCTGATACAACTGAATTTCAAGCTCTCCACCCTCGTATTCTTCAGGATTGCTCATCAAGCAGATCACGCTCACCTTGCGCTCAATGGGTTGCCCAGAAAGCATAAATGTGTCCATGTGCCAGCCATAGTGACCTTTGGGGCCGTAAGAGCCATATTGGACGTTCTCATGGCCTGTTAGGTCGTAGTTCCAGCCAGCAGATTGATTTGCGGCCAATCCATGCTGGTACATGATGCCGCCAAACCAATGATTGTCAGGAGCAAACCTCAAAACAGTGTCACGATGGCTTGTGTCTTTGTTCTGCCCGTCAGCGCCCATTGTGGCGCTCTGAGGCTCAAGTGCCATAAATTCCCGAGCAGCCGCATCACATACGTCTGCCGGGACTTGGCCCATGTACCAAATTGGTAGATGACTCATTCTTTTGCCTTTTTCATCAACGCTTCTAACGCAGTCACACGCTCTAGCAGCAGGTCAATAATTTCATCATGCTCATTGCTGGTCTGAGTCAGCAAAGGAACCAGTTTCTCGTATTGCACAGTGAGATAATTTTTCCCAGATTTACTACCGCCAGCCAGAGGGTCTATGTCAAAGGGGGCTGGGTGTACCGCTTCAGGAACAATTTTTCGCACACGTTGAGCAAGCAAGCCAATGTCACTGGCCGGGGGTTTAAACCCCCATTTGTTGCACTCCTCCAAGTCCCAATCAAAATACACGCCATCAATTTGACGCAACATTTTTCGCGCATTAGGAATTGCTTTGACGTTTAACTTGAGTCGCTCGTCAGAAGCGTAAGCACTCACGTTGCCTGTATTGATTTGGTTGCCAGAGCCATCCCAATACACCCGCCAAGTACTGTTGTTGTAGTAGAAGCCGGTTGCGCTTGCTGACATCATCAATGTGCCAGATACTCCAGAGAATGAGACTCCAGCGTAACCGTTGGTTGTGCCAGACACACCAATTGATCCGTATGAACCATAGTCGATGGCGTTTGGGTTGATACGACCGTTTGGCCCAACAGGGCCAGTTGGTCCAGTTGGACCTATTGGTCCTGTAGGACCGGGAGCGCCTGTCGGACCAGCCGCACCAGTTGGGCCTGTAGGTCCAGTTGCACCAGTGTCGCCGCGAGGGATTGTGAAATCAAACACAGCATTAGACGATGTGCCGCTATTCACAACAGCAGCACTTGTACCAGCAGCGCCAGTAGTTGTGGCTCCAGCAGTCGCTGTTGCCGATGTTCCTGCGGGGCCAGTTGGGCCAGTTGGGCCAATAGCGCCTGCGGGTCCAGTTGGGCCATCTGCTCCAGCGGGGCCAGTTGGGCCGGTTGGACCAGTTGCGCCTTGAGGGATGGTGAAATCAAAGACGGCGGCAGAAGATGTGCCACTGTTTGCCACAGAAGCAGAAGTTCCAGCCGCGCCAGTTGTTGTAGTGCCAGCAGTTACGGTTGCAGCAGCGCCTGCTGCGCCTGTTGGGCCAGTGGGTCCAGCGACTCCAGCAGGACCAGTTGCACCAGTTGGTCCAGTTGGTCCAGCCAATGCAAGCTGAGAAACCGTAGCCTTGCGAGTCGCCCCAGCAGACACATCGTAAAAGGCCAGCAGGTCAGATGACTGCGTTGCAGACTCTGATGTCAAGCCATTGATATTGAGGTCATTTGATGTTGCTGCTGTAGTGGCTGTGGCAGCGTTGCCAGAAATGTCAATTGCCCATGTGCCAGTTGCGTTTACGCCGCTGACAGATGGAGCGCCAACATCAGCATAGCCAAGCACAACAGTGCCTGTCTGGCCGTTCACAGATGTCACGGCATCGGTGTTGTCAATCTTCTGCCAAGCAGTCCCACTGAACACAATCCAGTCGCCAGTGACCCATCCAGAAATACCATCAATTGTTGTGTTGCCAGAAACGCTCACAACGTAGTAATGGCCTTTTGTGCCAACGCCAGATGTGATTGTTGGCGTATTGGTAGAAGCATTCCATGTGCCTTCGTAAGTCAAAGCACCTTGCAGTGAAGCAGGGATTTGAGACAAAGGAACTGTTCCGCTGGAGTCCAGAGTTGCCACGCCGTTGGCAGCGCCAGCGGTCAAAACAGCAGCAGAGCCAAGGCCAAGGTTGTCACGGGCATCTGATGCGTTGTCAGAACCAGTGCCGCCGTTTGCAACAGGCAAAACACCAGTCACACCAGTGCTGAGTGGCAAGCCAGTCGCACCAGACAGAACAGGCGCGTTTGATTTTTCCCACAGGTTGCTGACAGAGTTAAAGACAAGCGTCTGTCCGTTTGTTGGAGATTGAGCAGCTACGTTGTGCAACTCATCCATTTCGTAGCCGTTCTGGACGCGCAGGTAAATCTGCCCGTTGCCAGAGTTTGCACGTTCAACAACACCTATGTAGACCAAATGGTTTGGGGCGTATTGCTTGACGTTTGTGATGGAGCCGGGAGTAGCGCCAAGATAAAGCGTGTCTCCGGGGCTGAAGCTGGAAAGGTTCAAGCCTTCAATCACGCCTTGACACATCACAAAGCCAGTCTGGCCTGCTGCAATGGCTTGGTTGGCAAGTCCAAGAGTTTTGGCAGAGCCTGCGTCAGAGGTGTTGTATGCCAGTTTGACAGTGGCCCTATCGCCCTGTGCGGCGAACAGATAAACCGCTTGGCCCTTTTGAATTGTTGTGGACTCAGCGTTTGTTACTCGGGCAAGAATAGATTGACCAATCCTAACAACTCCATCGCTTAAAGCATTAAAAGCAATTGTTCCTTGGGCCGAATCCCAAACCATTTTACCGACACCAACAGCTTCTGTGGCAGTTGTGTCAATCTGGATGTAGTCACCAGTGAAACTGTTGCCAGACACGTTGTTGTTGTCATCAATGAGGACACCAGAGTTTTGGATGGTGTAGCCATTTGTCCCGTCAAATTTAGGAACAGCGTTGTCTGTTGCGGTTGGAGACTTGGCAACAAAACTGGTCGATGGAACAAAAGCAGCTTCCCATGCAGAACCGTTATATGTTCGCATGACATTGTTGACGGTGTTCCAATACAAAGCGCCAACAACTAGAGGGTTGCCATCATTGTCTGTTGATGGATCGGAATTCTTTGGCCCAAGATAACGCTCATCAAAGTTATCGTAGAGCGCGGCTGCGTTGTTCTCAGAAACCAAGGCAGCGGCAGCGCTGGTGGCGGCGTTTGTTTCGCTATCAGCAGCAGCATTCTCAGAAGCCAAAGCATCAGCAGCACTTGCAGCAGAAGCGTTCTCAGAAGCCAATGCAGCGGCCTCAGAGGCGGCGGCAGCGTTTTCTGATACCAATGCCGCAGCAGCACTCGTTGCGGCCTCTCCGGCCCGTGTTTCAGAGATTACAGCTTGATTAGTGGCAATGGTTGCCTGCTCATCTGCAAAGATGGCAGATGCATCTGCATTGGAAGCCGATAAGGCAGCGGCAGATTCAGAGGCGGCAGCAGCATTTTCAGAATCAAGGGCGGCAGCAGCACTTGCGGCAGCGGCAAGAGCGCTGGCATCAGCGGCAGCAGCTTCAGCAGGAGCGGCAATAATTGCCGCCATGTTGACATCACAATTCTGGATGGCAGCAAGGTTGTCATACACATCATTGATGACGGCAAGATCGCCTGCAACCGCAGTGATGCTAACCATGTTGTTTTCGATGTCAATAAGAATTGCGCTGCTGACACCGATTGGGCCAATCTGCTCTGATGTGCCATTCGTGTAAACGATGTCCAGATAGGCATAGTCATCAATGTCAACTTCGGTGATGCTTTCAATGCCAGTTCCGGCAACACCACGATCAATGTTGATGACTTGCGTTGGCGCTGGATACAACTCCATTGCGACACCAGCACCAAATCCAGACTCGACAACCAGTGTCGAGGATGCAGAAGGGGAAACAACAAGGTTAATGTTGTTGCCGTCAATGACGTTCACATCAATGTTTGCCATGTGAACTCTCCTTAAACAACAGCAGCAGTGTTTACAACGCCGTCAGAGCGCACGAGGAAAAGCAAAAAGATGATTGCATCATCTTGCGGTGTGCCGCCAGATGCAGGAAAACCAATCTTGATGCGGCCAGAAAAGCCGACAGGGCTTTGCGCGGAGATGTCCAACTCTGGATCATCAGCAATCACATCCCAAGCGGTCTGGTCAATTACCAACGTGAATGAGCCAGCAGCATCAATACGATTGCTGATCGTCAAAGAGACTGGGGTCGGCGCTGGTGCGTAATCAGTAATGTCAAACGTCAAGCCATTACGGCTGTCATTGATGTTGGTCAGCAGGCGGCGAACAATCTGAGCATTGATAGTTGCGCCAGTCAAATCGACTGGGGTTGAGCCAGCGCCTGTGAAGACAAGGTTCCAATATGTTTTTTGCTGGTAGACAAGTTCGCCAGCAATGATTGGATTGTTGAACCCTGAAACCTGAGTCAGAGTGTTTTTATTGAAGATGGCTATGATTTTATCCTGCTACTTTCTGCTCAAATGCGTACCCTTTTTTGGGCGACAAAAATTTACCATTGACTTCACGACCACGGCAACGCCTGATAATGGTTGTTTTAAAGCATCCGTGGGCTTTCCCGGCATCTTCCGGTCGATCAAATCTTCCAAGAGGGGTAATGTACCAACCAATAAAATTGGGGGCTTCTTCGCCAAGTTTTCCAGTATTTGGATTGTCTTTGCCAAGCATCACGTTGTTTTTGTTTCCGCCAATAGATTTGTTCCATCCAATCAGTCTTGATGGACGCAACTTCTGCTCAATGAAGAAACAATAATTTTCTGTGGAAACCAAAAGTTGCTCAACAACAACTTTGTCCCAGATGCTTTTAAAACGATGCTTGTGAGAACGCAGTCGTTTTTCAATGTGCGAGGTGACACCAACATATCCTTGTGAGAACATATCGGTGTGCTCAGGAAGCCTGAGCCAATAAAGTACAGCCATAACATTTTCCCCAAATCTCGGGTGGTGACGCTCCCCGCAAACTCGCGGGGCTACGAATGCTGTCTTGTCTTGGGAATATTATCTCAGTATTTGCCTTCAGAGAACATGTTGACGAAAATAGTTCCGTCCTCTAAAGCTTCAATCTCATGCCACTCATCGGCGACCAAATTGACTGGCTGAGTTTCTTTGGTCATCACCAAGCTGCGCCTTTCATTGCTGACTTTTATGGAGCCAGCATGGCACATGGTCAAGTGAGAAAAGACATGGCTATGCTTGGGTAGCCCCTCGCCTTTGTCTGCGTGATAGACGTTCATGGTTGCGCCGTCTTGCGTCACCATAAAACGAGGGGAAACCGTGTTCACAGTGTTTGCGCCCCATCAACAACGGGTTGATCTTTTTGGGCTGGAACATATTCGGCAATAGGACCATACTGCCCAGCAACAATGTCAGCAAAGATTGCGCGACCGTGCGGCTCCACATCGTTTGGAGAGGCTGTGAACGGTAGCAGCTCATCTCCAAATTGACTGGTTGTAATTTCGCAGTTAATGGCTGTATGCTCTGCGTCAACCCACACTGGGTTTTTAACGGATGTCAGTTCTGATTGCATGATGGTCCTCAAGAAATTCGGAGAAATTCGTATGTCCAGTGAGTTACAAATGCGGCGCTACATCCAACTGGCTGGTATATAACAACAAGATTACTTTTAGTCATACATCGCCAAGTTCCTGCGCTACCAATAAACATACTGCTGGCGCTGTATGTGGTTCCCACGTTAAAAGTAATTTGCGACACATAACTGCCGTAAGTCCCAACAGCACCAGCACTTGCTCCTGCCGTAGCTGCAAGAACGTTTGATGTATTTGGCAAAGCCACCGTAACAGCGCCCGTGCTGCCGTTGACACTTGTTACACCACCGTTGCCAGCAGTAGTGGCATAGTTCGCGGTGCTTGCAGTGGTGGCACTCGTTGCAGTTGTGGCCGTGGTAGCGCTGGTCGCAGTTGCGGCATTCCCAGAAATGGAAATGCCCCAAGTGCCTGTGGCTCCAAACCCAGAAAGAGATGGCACAGCCAAGTTTGTCCGAGCCGCAGAAGCATCAGAAGCACCTGTACCTCCATTGGTGACTGGGACAGCGTTTACAAGACCATCAGTTGCATCAAGCTGGCCGCTTGAGTTGATGTTGTTTGCAAGCTGAGAAAGGTTGAAGGCTTGGGTCATGTGATGTCCTTATGCCGCGCCAATACGAGCAAAAGTTTGCTGGTTAAGAAGCGTGAAGTTGTTGTTGAACGGAACTGTCAAATTATAGTTTGCTGAACTGGCAGTGTAGTCATACGCAGAACCTTTCGTCAAGAGAGCGCCATTTGCATAGACTTCCATTGCCAAAGGGTTGCTGGCAAAAATGTATGTCAATGCGCCACTGTTTGAATAGGCCACTGTATTTGTCACGTTGGAGGCGGGAATTCCAAGATTGTTTTCGGCGTACATGATGATTGTCATTTTGCCGGTTACATTGGCTGGGAAGCCTGTGATTGCATCTCCAGACAAATCATAGTCAATCTCATTGAACTGAACTCCATTGACATAGACGGCTTCAAATCCATTGCGAATTGTGAAGTCTGACGGCGTGTATGACGATACGTTTGCAAGGTCGAATGTGTACCTGCTGAATGGTCTATAAGTAGACCCAGCAGCACGTTTTCTAAACAAGCCATAGCCCGTGATCGCCCCAGAAATGCTGGTTGTAAAGGTGATCGTTTTTGTTGATGTGTTGACCGACTGAACTGTGAATGCGGTTACTACATCAGTAGAAGCTGGCTGCGTTGCGGCAAAGCACAGCAAGTCACCGGCCTCAATAATTTGATCTGTTGGGTCTTCATACACAATTGTGGTTGACCCGCTAGATACGATGTTTGTTCCAAGAACCTCGTAATATTGGTCTGTGCTGACCGCCCTCATGTTGATGACGACAACAATTTCCCCTGCCGCACAAGCGGTAACCATCACAACATCGGTTGTTGTCTCGGTGTACTCGGAAGTGTCCAGCAAAATGCCATTCCTGAACACCAGTATGTTTCCAACAATATGCGCCACAGCAAAAGATGTTTGCCCACCAGTGGCACTAAAGACATCCTCAGAGTAATAGAAATTATCAGACTCTGTAAAACCAACGACTCGGCCAAAAACGTCAACCGTCAACGTGGCAACATTAAACGATTTGGAATAAATGCCAGAGCCAAAATTTAGGAACTTCTGCAACGACACCACCATTGAACCGCTGGTGTTGTTTGTCACGCTCAACAGTCCATCAGCAGAACTAATTGCAGTTGTGCCTGCTCTAGTCAATTGACCAGTTCGCAAATCCAAGTCAATAAAGTTTTGACCATCTTCCAAAGCGCCCCAAACAGATGAGTCGTAAATGGATGTCTCGGATGGAACAAAAGCGCCGCCCAAGTTTGCAAAGCCTGCGTTGCCAACTGCAAAGCTGAATTTCCTGTTTGAACGATTGGCGATCAACAGGTAATGTGACGTTCCAAAGCTGGCTGCATACCAAGTGTAGTCAGCAGGGTTTGTGCTGCCGTTCGCCGTGGTGTTGTTGAACAGGCCGTAGTAGGTCTTGCCGCGAGGATTGAGGCTAAAACCAGTTGTGCCATCTGCGCTGTCAGCGTAGGCAACAGCAATCCATCGCTCTGTGTACTGAAAGGTTGTTGGCCTCCAATTGACAACAGCAGAGGCTGGAGAGTATTGGCTGGTTGCAGCAAAGTTCACCAAGCGATAAAACACATACCAGTTGCCAGCAGGAATTTGAACTTCAACGCTTGGCAATGTTTCGCCAACAACGTATGGAACTCCATTGCTTGGAATGCTTGTTGTGCCAGCAAGATAAATCTGAGAAGACGATGGGCTGCTAAAAGCAGAGTACCAAACCTCGGCATACGAAACAAAGCCTGCCGTGCCCATGTATGGCTGCACATTGAAGCTAGGGACGGCTCCAAACGGGTTGGAGAAAGCAATTGTTGGCGCAGGCAGCGTGCCAAAGAAAGATGGGTTTGGAAGGTTGGTATTGGGCGCAGGAGTGTATTGCGAAATGTCCTTGTCATCGTAGACTTGAGCGTTGTATTCGTTAAGCTCAAATGTCGCTCCAAGGTTGCCATCGGGCAAAGAAACCTCAGACACCTTCATCACACGGAATAGCTTTGCTGTCCAACCGTATGAAGAGTTTGTGATGGAGATGACATCGCCTGCATCAATTTGAATCCCGGTATAGACGGTGCTGATGTTGACGATCAGGTCTTCACGGGCCTGCTCAAGAATGCGAGAAGCCAAGTACTGAGCCTGAACAGAGTTGTTGACCATCGACAACTGAATTGACTGCTTGTTGATAGGCTCATTTGGGTACAGCAGCAATGCTGGAGTCTCGTAATAAACAAAATCCGACTGGTCGCGGTTTTGCTTGCTTGGGAATTCGGCCTCAATCTGGTTGACGCTGCTGGTGATGTCAAAAGCGCTTACGCGAATTTCGCCAACAATGTTGTCATCGTCAAAAGCATAGGCAGTTGTTTCTGCCTTGTTAATGACAATGCTCCACTGACCTAGCGCTGCGTTGTATTGATTCCAAGAATCACAAGCAACCATGATTGAGTTGATGTTGTTTAAGCAGCTTTGTCCAGTGTCAATGATTCCATTGATTCGATAGCGAGGCTGGGTTTTTAGTATGGAGTCTTCAGTGTATGTAATCAGCTCGTCAGAGTACGCATTTAATGCCGTTGCAGATGATGCGTTTACGATGTCTGTCGCCATTGCGGAGCCATACAGATCATTTGTGATGTAGTCGTACCAAACGTCACCGGGCTTGGCAACGCCTGTGCCATTCAGATATTGACTCGCCTTGAATGTCACCGTCTGCATACTGGTTGTCTCTGCATCACGGTTGTAGTTCAACTTCACAATCGCAAAAGCCAAACCGTTCATTTGACGGCCAGATGGCGACCAACGCAACTCAGATGGAATATCAGTGCCGCCCATAAACGATGAAGGCAAAGCTGCGCCGTTAGCCGATGAAATTACGCCAGCTTGTGTGGATGTGTACAAAGCAATAAACAAGTTGCCGTTGACCTTCCCATCCACATTGCCAGCGCCATCAGTCAAGCTGACAACTTGTGTCTGGTTGGAGCCGCTAAAAGTTATTTTGCGATCACCCCAATACATTCCTGACAAGTCAAACCCAAACTGCCCATTAGGACTGATGTGAGAGATGACCATGACGTAATACATTGTTTTTGCATCGGTACTTAAAACCGCATCAACAAAACGAGCGCCGCAATACGCATCGCCGTAAACAATCGGGATGCTGTTTGTGGTGGCTGGAGGAACCTGTTGACGGACTCCGTTATCAATAGCCTGAGTCGAGCTTGCATCTGGAGCAAAAGATCGTGAAATCAGTGTGGATACTGCAAAGTTAATTGCAAATGCAGCAGCCGTCATGCCCCATGTAAATGCAGCCACCGCTGTTTTTGTAATTGCCGCGACAATGAGTGAGCCGACCATATCTATTCCTTCACAAAACTTGCACCAACAGCTTTATAGCCACGCTTGGTGTAATCAATCAACGGGCCTGATGCTGACACTGAGGTGATGGAGAAGTGAATGTCGCCACGCTCCAGCATTTCAGTAGCCTCTTTGTCAAACGCTTTCCACAGACGGCCACCAATTGTTCCGTTCCTGTATTCAGGCTCAACCCACCAAAGCAACTCATTCAATTCTCTCACTTTTGGACACCAGACATTTTGGCCCTTGATGCCAATAATTGCTCCGCGCATGTGGCTGTCAATGTAGATGAAGCCTCTGCCCATGATGATGCCAAACAACAAGCTCTCAACGTACTTGGGATCGTGGTTGACTTGCTTGCCCAAAACCGTAATTGGATTCTCAAAGGCATAAGCCTCCACAATCTCAAGCAGCCTTGGTATGTCGTATCTTGTCGCTTTTCTTATCATCGCCCAAATATTCTTTGTGATAGTGAACCAGAAGCAGCTTGGGTGCTGGCTGCAATTTGAGCATTCCCAAAGTCAAAGTAGGAGCCAGCAATTGATGGGACACGGTTCATGCTGGTGTCGCCGGGATAGTAGACCTGCCAAATTTTTGGAGTGGTTCGCACACCGCCAACACGGTTCTCAAGAATTGTCCTGAAAGAAGCACACGATAGTCCAACAGTGGCAACGCGACTTCTTAGCTGCTCGTTCCAGTCTTCCGTGATGGAGAAGTTGGACACAATGCCCTGATAGCGCTTAAAGAACTGCTGCGTAGGCGATTGGATGATCTGGTTATTGGAGTCCAAGAAGCCACGCCAAACCTCAATGCGAGAGCCTTTGATTTCAGC